GCCCTTGCATCCCCGCTGGACGACTTCAATCTCATAGTCCTGGCCCATCATCTCCGCGCTCTTCTTCAAAGCTTTCGGATCAACAGCGCCTTCCAGGCTATCATCTCCTCCATAGATCCCCAAGGAAGCCCACGCTAGCTCGGGACTGCATTTCACGCCATCCACCACAGTATTACGCCATGCGCAGTAGCCAATGAACATTGAAAGCAGGGAATTGAAGTCGCTCGTCTCGAGAGTGCCTGAGCCCCGCGTGAAGAAGGAAGCGTACAGTCTTCCCTCCCGCGTCACCCCAGGCAGGCCAATTTGCTCGTCCAACGTCTCGTTCAACTGGGAATACCACTCCGGTTTGAAGAAACGAAACATGATCAAGCGCTCGAGAACGCGTGCCAGCCGCGTAACATGCCCGTCAAATCGGGATCCATCGGCCAGCACAGAATGGGTCGCATTCCGCAGAATCACAGGGATCATCTCAGCAATCTCTCGAGGCGTCTTGTTGAACGCATAGTGCTCGAGTTGGCTCATGACCTTGTCGTGAAACGCATACATGAAACGCGAGTTCTTCAATTTTGCTTCGGGAGTCACGGTAGTGATATTGCGAGGATCTGTGATCTTTTGGTACTCCTCGATCTTATCAAACGTGCGAAACAGCCTCTTGTACCAGGGACCCGACAACTCGGCTTGGTCAAGAATCGACCGCTGAGACGGCCGATCCTGCCGATCATGCACCTCTTCATGATCAACAGGCGCTCCAGTGTGCGCAAGATGGTCTGGGACCACAAACTTCGCAAACTCGGCCATGTATCCGGCCATACTGGGGCGCAGCTCACCCTCTTGCCGAGACGTGAAAGCTTCAACACGCCCTGAAATGCACTGATTCTCCGAAGCAATGTCCGAAGCGTGCACATAGTTCGGCCCAATCAAAGGCGATCCGAACCCTTCCAGGGGAATTCTGCTCTCACTGCCGTACTTGTCATACCAAATAGGAACGACGCACTCAGAAGGAGGATGAACCATGGGCGGAAACAGGGGCACTCCGTCGCGAAGGTAACTCGCAATAACGTGCGCCTGTCCGGGTGCCAGCTTATACTCCGGCATGCCGTTCTTGGTTGGCGGGGAAATGTTGCTGTCTACCATGCCAGGCGTTATGGCTGATTTCGCCACGATAGCAACCGCGTGTACGGCATCCAGCGCCGTCTTACGCAAGGTGACAGAAAGGTG